ACAGGTTCCTGCAGGACATCATAGTCGAGCTTGGCGAGGTGCAGGGCTTCCTCGGAAGTCATGGTGCCCTCAACGGTCACATAGTTTGTCTTGTGCCACGGAACCTGACCGTGACCGGAAGCCATAAAAGATACGTTAGCAGTCATTGTGTTTTTCCTTTCGTAGCAGATCATAAGATTTTGGTTTGGTTTTTATCTGCTGACCGGGATCAGATCCCGGTTTCGGTCTTTCGGACCATCATCAGAGCAGAGTGTCAGCGGATTCTCTCGACCTGCAGGCTTTTGCAGACCTGACTTCGGACAAAGGCAGGAGCCCATTGCCGGAAGGATTTCGCATTGGCGGAGAACTTCTCATACCGTGTGTCATAAACAGTCGTATTCCCGTTCTCAGTCCAGCCCACACAGGTACCGTTTCCATACTGGAAAGCACCAGATTTACGGCACTCCAGCGTTACGATGGTGTCCACAGCATAGTCATGCTTCGGATTTCCATCCGACCACGTTCCAAAAACATGGAACTTTTCAACAGCTATAATTTTTTCCATTTTTCATTTCCTTTCCGGGCTTACGCAAGCCCTTTACATTACCCCTGCCAAGCTCCGGCAATATCATGCCGGACATCATAAGCCGCGATATACTCCATCAGCCGATTGCGGTCTGACCAGGTCGCATATGCGATTCCATCATAAACATAGGAGCTGAAGACCTCCAGCAGATGTTCGATCTCTTCCTGCTGGTCAAATGCCCGGTTCAGTTCCAGCAGATCAACAGGCTGAGCTTCATTCAGGTCATCGATCCGGTTCATGATCCGATCATGGGCGTTGAACAGTTTGTGCTGATTCGCTTCCCAACTGCATACCGGGTACAGTTTCTGTCCCTGTTTGTTTTTGTAGAGTTTAAGCATTGTTGTCTCCTTTTCTCGGTCTTACCCGGACACCCTTTCGGGTGTTTCGTCTCAATTTTCAGAGACTCATCAGCGGGCTTCAGACCGTTCCGTAATTGAAAAGGATTCGCCGTTCGCTTTCTGTAATCACTCCGGCAGATGCTAAAGCCTTTGTATAACCGGATAATCTTGCGCGAACCAAATTTTTATCAACATTGGGATTTTTGTAATCCTTCCGAATTTCCTCAATGTCGTAACGGATAGCCGGTGCGATCTTTTCTAATGTTTCTCTTGTTGTCATCTCATCCTTCTTTCTCCCGGTCTTTTTCCCGGCCGGGAGGGCGTTTGATTAGTGGTGAGCTGCAAGCTGGTCGATCAGGTTATTGATGCCCTTTTCCATATTTTCAACACGTTCGCGAAGCTCATCATTTTCCTTGCAGACATTGAAGTACAGCTGGGAATGGTTGAGGATCACTTCGTTGATGATCGCATCATAGTGCCAGTCAGTGAACTGGCCATTATTGAAGCTGTATTCCCTTTTCCCGATGGCAAACATCACGTAGGAACCATCTCCGCTGGATTCCAGCAGTGTGATTTTCTTCAGCTCAGGGCGCACACCGTATTCAGCTTCAAAAGCATTGGCGGCGATTTTCTTCAGTTCAGTATTGCTTTTCATTTTTCCTTCTCCTTTTTTCTCAGAATGTGAAGCCTGTGAAGACTTCTTTGCTCCCGGCCAGATAGCAGACCGTGTTCGCATCATCAAAGCGGATGCATTCGTACTTCTTTTCGGTGCGGTCATAGTCGCCCTTGATCCAGACCTGACGTTCGGTCGGATTTACAATGCTTTTCTTTGTGAAGAAATCACCCTTTTTTAAGCTCTTCAGTGTGTTCATTTTTTATCTCCCTTCGTATCGCAGATGTTACGAAACGTAACTATTGATTATTATTCTACGCATTAAACGTAACATTGCAAGCGTTTTTACGAATTTTGTTACAATTCAAATACATTTTATTTTCAAGCGTAATTTTGAGAGAAAATTACGTACAATTCAATAAAGAGGTGCACCATGAATAACCTGAAATTGTTACGAAAAAGAAAAGGAATGTTACAGGATGACGTGGCAAAATATCTTGGCCTGACACGTCCAGCATACAGCCATTACGAAACAGGGAAACGGGTCCCGGACGGTGAAATGCTCGAAAAACTGGCAGACCTTTACGAAGTCACCATCGACGAGCTGATGGGCAGGATCCCGGTGGAGGACGTGGGCAGACATCTGGAAGAAGTCCCGGAACTGATCCCAGAGGACGAAGTCATGATCCCGCTGGTGGCCTCCCTTCGGTGCGGTCCCGGCCATTCAGGAGAACCGTTCACCTATATAAAGCCGATCCCGATCCCGTCCTCCTACATCAGAAGATGGGGCGAAGGGCTTTAGGCAATCATTGCAGTTGGCGAATCCATGAGCCCGACCATCATCCCGGGAGACATGCTTATCTGCAGACCGGGCGACGAATGGACAAACGGGAATGTGGTCTCAGTAAACCTCGACGATACCGACATGATCAAAAGGATCTACGAGACCCGGGACGGTGTGGATCTTCGCTCAGATAATCCAAACTTCAGTACGATCCATATTTCAGATGCAGATATCAGTTCAGGACGCCTCCACGTCCTCGGCCGGGTCCTTCTTCCCATAGGAAGGGAATTATAAAAAAAGCTCAAAAACTGACGTTTTTGTACAAATAAAGCAGTTTTCTGCACAAAAAATAAGAGTATTTACACAAAAAAAGGAGAAAAAATGAAGAAATTATTAAAGATCATCCTGATCATTCTTTTCTTACCGATCTCGCTCCCGATCCTCATCATCAAAAGCAAGATGCCGAAGGTATTAAAGATCATCCTGATCGCCCTTCAGGTTGCTTTTTGGGCTTGGGTGATCTTCTCCCCTTCCAAGTACACAGCGGAAGAGCTTGCAGCCACAAAGACTGCCCGTGTCGCTTTGACACCAACAAAGACAGACACACCGGAACCAACAGCAACAGAACCCCCAACGGAAACACCGATCCCGACAGACACCCCGGTTCCGACAGACACGCCAGTGCCGACACCGACACCGTTCACAGTCTCCATCAAAGCCGGATCACCAAACAAATACAGTGAACAGATAACAATCGGCGCCGGATCAGAATTCGAACAGACATATCTCGGATATTTCCTCCCGGCTGGTGATTACATGGCGCAGAACAAGGACACAAAGCACATGAGTCAGATCAGCGTCATGAGCAGGGAAACACATATAACCGAAGAAGGCTGGGAGGAGGCTGCAGATGGCAACGCCTATAGCTTCAAAGAAGGAGAAACGAAACGGATCACAATCCCGGATGGTGGATATTATATAAAGGTCGTTGAGCCAGCATCATTTACGCTCATCAAAGCCGATCCAGAATAAACAGAAAAACCGCCCTGAAAAAGGGCGGTTATAAATCCATAAGGGAACACACATGAACGCATCCCCATTTAAGGCAGGAGACAAGGTCGTCGCATACTGCCGCTATTCAGAGGGCGACGAACAGGGACTGCACAACACCAGCACGGAAGAACAGGCTGACGCAATCAGAGCATTTTGTGAGGCGAATCAGCTCATTTTGGTTCGGGTTTTTGCAGATCCCTTCGCCTCCGGCAGATCCATTGCAAAACGGGATCACTATTTGGAGATGCTTTCGTTCCTCCTCCATAAGAAAAAGCCGGACATTCAGGGCGTAGTGCTCTGGGATTTTGAAAGATACGGCAGGAACTATGACCAAGCCCAGCTCGATGCGGCAAGGTTGAGGATCGCCGGATACAAACTTTTCTCCCTCCAGCAACCAATCACAGACGACGGACCCTTTGCCCATGTCTTGGAGGCGATGTATTTTGCCTCGGCCCAGAACCAGTCGGATATGATCAGCGCCGACGTAAAAAGGGCTCTGCAGCATAATTTCACAGCCTATAAAGTTATACCCAGATCCTCCATCGGTTGGGGATGGAAGCCGGAGCCAGTAGACATGGGCTTGTTTTCGGACGGATCCTCACGAATCGGATACCGCTCTGTCCCGGATCCAGAAAAGGCGGACCATATCAGGGAAGCCATAGAAGCCAGACTGCGAGGCGCATCCTTCAGCCAGTGCCGCCAGATCCTCGGCGCACCCAACAATCTGGACGTGAAAAGGCTTTTCCGAAAAATCCAGCTCTATGGGGCGTACTCCTACGGAGACACCATCATCGAAGATTACTGCGAGCCGATCATCAGCAAAGAGAAGTTTGACGAACTCCAGCTTTTTGAGAAGTCACACCCCGGCAGACAGATCGGAAGGCAGGGCGGATGGTCTGCAGATCCGCCTATGCTCTCAGGGCTTCTGTACTGCGCCGAATGTGGCAAGCCCATGTATATTTATCGCCGGAAGTCAAAAGGGCATTTATATTGCGCCTATTACTGCGAAAACACCTGTTTCAAAGGCGTGAAACAGGAAATCATCGAACCGCTCATTATCAGACTGTGCGGAGAAATTCTCACGCCTTCCAACATTCGCGGCTGGGTGGATCAGCTCATAAACGGGAATGATTCGGAAGTCCTCGAAGCCTACAGGCAGACCACGGAGAAGGATCTTGCTGCCATCGAAAAGAAGATCAGCAATGCCGTTTCGCTCCTTTTGGATCACCCATCGGAAGCCCTTACCGCTAAACTTCAGGAACTGGAGGCAAAGCGGAAGGTACTGCAATCACGCCTGAAATCGCTTACGGAGCGAAGCACAGTGGCCATAAACCCGGATACCCTTTATAATTCCACCCTCGAGCTTTCAAACGTTATTTTGGACGTTCTGCGCTCTCCTACGAAGTCCGCGGATTCAAAGAGAAGTGTCCTGGCTACTTTCATCAGATCCATTGTCATCGACAAAAAGGGAAACGTAATTATCAATTATCTGCCCCCCGGATTTGCTCCCAAGGTTGTAACCCAATCCGACAGCGCCCTCCCCTCAGAAGAAGAGAAAATGGGCGGAGTTGTAACCCAATCCGCCCATAATCCTGTAGCGCCCCCAGACGAAGCCCTTTTCCGGTTACAACATTTCGGGAGTCTTTTCGACATCCGGCGTGACCAGCTCTGCCTGTTCTGAAGGTTTTTCCAATATCACAGTATAAGAATACTGATTGCGAATGACATCTTTCGGCTGCACTCCGTGCTTTTCAGCCAGAATCGCCTTTATGTCTTCAGGATCATAGACTACAGCATTACGCATGATCAGTCCTCGTCTGCATCCAGCAGAGCCTGCACAGCTTCACGCCAGCGTTCGGGAACATCATCAATGGTGATGGCTCCAGCTTTGATCCGCTTATAGTAGATCTTCGCCATTATTCACCTCCGAAAATAAGATCAGCGAGCTCGATCAGAGCGTCAGACAGATCCGCATTTTCAGCCTGCATGGCAAGATAAACCTCATACTGCTCGGGGCTCATCTGCCATTCTTCGTACTCCCAGTGTTCAGGGATCTCTTCAGTCGCCTCGACGTGGTGATGGTTCCGGGTAAGGATCACCCCGGATGCATCGATAGACACTTCAGGCGGTTTTACGGCTTCGCCGTTGCTTGATTTTTGCCACATTGCTGATTACCTCCCTTGTGGTTTTCACATTTACATACGGTTTGATTTCTCGCTCCATAAAATGCACATTATCACAGTGGCTTGCCCAGCCTATTCTTGCATTCAGGCTCGCACACTGAAAAGGCGTGTAATAGTCCTGCCGGAACATCTTCCGGGCCAGCCTACGGGAAGCCAAAAACACCCCGTCTCGCATTATCGTGCTGTCTTTGCAGAACTTATAGCCGCCAATATCCACCCAGCAGGTGCCGGGCTTCAGCTTCCATTCGCCATTTATTCCTTTTTCATGTTTTCCGATCCTCTTTATCTCCCATGTCTGTTTTATGGTCAGCCCCATATTCGACATAAGATAATTCTGAATTGCTCTCACAGCTTTGTACAGATCCGATTTGGACGTTCCCACTAACAGCATATCGTCCATATATCTGAGATAGTGCCGGACATATTTTATCCTCTTCCCTCTTCTCTCTTTGAACAGATCTTGCTCAATATACCAGTCCATGCCCTGCAGATAGAGGTTGGCGAAAAAAGGGCTCGTGTAATACCCAACAGGGCAGGCAACAGGAGCAGAATCGATAATCGCACCCAAAGCCCACAATACATATTTGTCTTTGATCTTCTCCGCGAGCTTTTCTTTCAGGATGTCAGCCCGGATGTTATCAAAGAAGTGCCGGATGTCCAGCTTAACAAAATACCTGCATTCACGGTCATCCTGCAGCCAGTGGGAGACGGTCCTCACGATGTGTTTTATCCCTCTTCCGGGAACAGATCCACAGCAATTGGGATGCATCCCCTTATTGAAAGCAGACATTGCGGCCTGCATTACCATATGCGCGATAATATGGTCATCAAAGGCAGGAACGTACAGGTCACGCCATTTGCCCTTTTTACTCGTTCGGTTTCTGCAGAACCTGTGAATAAATCGCGGCTCCTTCGGCTTCCATGTCTGCGTCTTCAGGGCGGGCACCAGCTTCGCCACATATTCCTTCGCCTTCCTTGGATCAATATGCCGATAACAGGAAGGATTCGCCGCCACATCTTCAGCACTAAAGAAGAACCGCTGTGTCTCTTTGTGCCGCCGCTTGTTTCTCGTCCCTTCATAGACAGCTACGAAGCCATTATCCAGATCGAGAACCTTATCCCAGATACGCCCTAATCGTTTCATATGCTTTGCTTATCCTCACGGCTTTCGGACTTCCTACTAACCGTGCCCAGATGGATCATTTCAGTTCCGAAGAACCCGGGAAAAGAAGGCGCCTGGCTATCGTGACCAGTATTAGAAATAAAAAGACAGCATCCCGATTCGTGGGGATGCCATCCTCTGAGAGCATTTTGATAAACAAAGGTCGCCACCGTAATTCGCGTTGCCATTCGACGGAGCATTGTTCGCGTTCAAGTTCGAAGGGCCATCGTTACCGCCGTTGTTCCAATTACCACCGAAACGAGCCGAGCGGGCGACGGCGGAAAGGCCGAGGGGCGCATAATCGCAGTAATACTTCGTCTCGCCACCACCAGTGGTTGCACCCGGGATCCAGATGTCAGGATATTTTTCATCGTACTTCTTTTCGACGATGTAGTGGTTCTTATAGTCATCAGACGGTGTCTGCAGTCCCAGCTTTTCATACGGAGCATTCGGCAGAGTGCTGTCGGTCGGGTTTGCAGGTGTTTCCACATCAGTGGGATCAGGCAGATAATACCAGTCAAGATGGTATTTATCGCCGCCTTCAGACACACGAATACAGAACAGATCCACTGATGTATGGTACTGGTTGCCATAGACATTCTCACGATATCTGTACCGCATCGGATGACATCCATCCGTATTGGAGACAGGAGACCCGGAAGGAGACACGACATCATTGCAGGCCCCGGACGGAAAAGCCCGTGCCCCAATCTTGTATTCGGTCTCCCCGGTCGTGTCATACTCATAGTACGCACGGCCAAGGTCAGAGACTTCCAGCAACTGATGGCTGCCGGATGCAGAGGCGTTCCCATTCTCGTCACAGCGCAGCACGCTCAGAACTTCATGTGTGGCTTTATAGGCACTGGAGTGAACATCAGACACAGAGGCGGCAATCACCGCAATGCGTTCCCCAGCTACACGGCCAGCCTGATAGTTGCTGGTCAGAATGTGGGTGCTATCCATGAAGGTTACACGGTCGTTTCCATCAGATCGGAGCGAGGAGCACCCCTTCATAACCGACTGGATATTCTGCGTAGCGAACTCCACGTTCATCAGAGCCCAGTAATAAAACATCAGGGACGCAGGCATTAAGCCGCCGAAGTCCTTCACATCATCATTGTCATACTTTCTGGCAGACTTGAACAGCGAGGCATAATCGCCCTGTTCGTTATCATAGCCCGGAAGACAGACCGCTTTGCCGTTGCCATCAAGAACCAGAGCATACGCCGGGACATAAATCTTGTCCAGTTCCTTTGTTTCATCATGATCCCGAAGGAAGATGTCAAAGCACTTGTAGCCCGGATATTTATGAGCGGAAATGATCAGTGTCGTCCCGTCCAGATAGTAGTAACTCTTCGGAAGCTCAACAGCCACATAATCGCCAGCGGAACCGCTTTCAGAATAACCATCATCGCCCAGATATGCCTGGACATTGAAGGACGGATAACCGTCATCACCGAGCACCCAGTTCCCGACACATTTCCGATGCTGGAAGGGAGCTGCATTGTCGAAATCATTCACAGGATGATCGGCAATACTGTTCGTTCCGACCTCAGCCCTCATTCCAACTGCATCATACATGCGTGTCAGGGCGGCAGTCTGCAGGCCGATCCCGGACACCCCATACCGCTTTGCCCCGTGGCTTTCCAGTTCCTGAAGTTCAGCCTGCACAAAAGCAGTCGTGGCAATCTGGGTGCTGTTGGCTCCAACAGGTGCAGTTGGGGCGGTCGGGATCCCGGTCAGTTCGGCATTTTCAGCACTCACCTTCGCCGCAAGGAGAGCGTCCTCCTGCTCCTTGGTATAAGATGCTCCAACGGCGGCTTTTTCTGCAAGAGCGGTATCGACTTCACTCCTTTTGTAATACCGCTGATCGTGGTTATGATCAGCAGGAGGAAATGCAGCAGGCTTCCCGGAAACGCTATTCCAATCGGCAGGAACCGCGAAGACAGGAACGCCGTATCCATCCACTTTCACTGGTTTGCCATTCACAGTTACGATAATTTCACCAAAGTCGAGTGCCATCATTCACCTGCCTGTTCAGGATCCTCATCGGTATCCTCTTCCGGGCTCAGATCCGTGTACGGGATCACCAGCGAGAAACGTTCAGTATAGATGGTCTTTGCCTGATCATCCAGCACCAGACGGACATCGAAACCGTAGTCCCCTTCTTCCAGAGTCTGAATCTGATCCGAAGAATAGATCACAGTCACGATCCCGGTTTCAGTGTCAATAGAGCAATCCCCTTCGAGGAGAAGTTCATTGCCCGGCTTCGATCTCAGATGACTGTAAGCCGTGCACCCGGTCAGATCAACAACGGCGTGGGTTTTCTTGTAAGTCAGGGTAATATCACGCCTGAGAATATCGCCCTGTTTCACGACTACACATTCCATAATTACCTCACTTATATGAACAACATTTGTTTATAAATCTTCTGCTGGTCTGCCGCTTCAAGTTTTTTGTCAAAAAATACCATTGCAGCAACAGTAAACGAGCCAACGAACCACCAATGCGCCGCACTGTCCCACGAAGCAGAATCATTGTACTGAGGCGGAACACCACCAACCAGACGAGGAATGCCAGCTGACGCGAACATTGTCCATTCGCCATGGTCCCCCCCAGTAGGATGGACATATGTCGCGATTGCTTTGCTCGATGCCACTCCATCCCGGTACAGTGTTTCTCCATCTAATGTAAAGCCAATAGTACAGGCAGAACCATAATCGCCAGTCGTCGCAACCTGAACAGCAGTCCGAGCCAATGAACCACCAGCATTTACTGACCTACCATTACCATGAGCAATACCAGCCTTGCCAGAATTGTCGTACCAAAAGGATTGTGTCGCGAAAGGAGTATTCAGCCATACAGAAATGCCACCCCATCCACCAGTGAGCGGAGTGCCAGCTAAACGATTAATCCCTGAGATTTTCAGAACAGCACTTTTGCAGTTATTCCTGATCGTGCTGTTATCCAGATAGCGAGCCGTAACTGAATTTCGATTCTCAACAGAGACTGTAATCCCACTGGATTGGCTCCAGCTGCAATCACCTTGCCCATCCAAGGTACGATTGTTTTTTGTCAGATCAGTCACGGCTGCAGCTTTCGTATTTCTTCCTTTGAAACGCCAAGCACCAAGCACATTGGCATCACTGACACCATCAAGCGACCACCAGAGCGGCCCCCCGACATTCATCCTTCGTTTGACGCTGAAAATATCCATCATGCCGCCTCAGAATTGCACCACCAGTAAGCCCCATCCCAGTAAATCACCAGATTGTACCGAACCGAACGCAGATTCAGGGAAACACCCTGCGTTTTTACTGTTTTTCCGCCAAAAGTCACCCCAGAAAAGGAACTGCCAGCAGTAAAGCAGACCACAGTGATGAAATCAGACGCAGGACTGTTCGGAAGTGTGAGCGCGAGGGATGCAATCGCAGTGGAATTCCGATGCTCCCTGTGATCCTCAACGGTCAGGGACGTGCCGGAAAAAGATTTGACAGGCTTCCCTTTATTTGTATCTGCAATCACCCAGAAATTGGAGCCCATCCAGATAATTTCAAGATGGTATCGTGTGTTCTGGAGTTTCAGATCATCATCAGTCAGGATCGTTGTCGCAGAGGCGCCTTTATTGAAGGTCACCCCGGAAAAAGAGGAACTCGCATTGAAGTCTACGGAACACTTCCAGACATCAGAAGGGCTTGCCGGGAGGTTGATCGTGAGCGAGTTGATGGCAGTCTCATTCCGATAATGCCGCTGGTTCTCCACAGTCACAGATGCGCCGGAAAAGGTCACGGGAGCCATGCTTTCGGACATATACACAAACCGCCTGTCTGTCACATCCTCGGCATTGATCGTGACCACCCCAGCCCCAACAAAGACCTCGGCGAGCGGGATCTCCCAGACATCCCCGGCATTTTTTGTCGGAGACGGACAGGAAGGCGACTGCCCCGGGATCCCGGTTTTGACTGTGATCACCATTTCAGACGGGTTGCCATAGGTCACCCGGGCGACGACCAGATCAATTCGGTCATATGTCAGGTCGGCCTGCTCAATATCCAGTGTGCCCGGCGCATTCAGGGCTCCCCGGTGGGATCTCACACGACATTCGCCAGACTTCACATAAACATACATCCCGGAAGAATTGCCGTAGACCTCCATTTCATTGTCGATCTTGGCTATAACTCCATCAGGGATCGACGGAGCAAAGTATGCAGCCCAGTTCGTTTGGTTCAGAGGCAGAACAGAATTGAAAAAGCCTGCCGTGTTGAAATTTACAGAATTCGACATTTTTTTCTCCTTATGCTTTCTGCAGAACCTTTATCTGCTCTTTAAGCGTTCCCAGCTCAGTAAAAACCGACTGCAGTTCCCCTTTTTGCATAGTTCCCACAGAAGGTACGATAGTTTCAATGCCTCTGGCATACGTTATTTTGATCTCATCGACAGTCGCCGTAAACTGGTCGCTCCCGATACGCACAGCCACAATAGAGCCGATGTCATAATCCTCCATATAAACATTTCTGTTTATTTCAGTCGTGGTCAGCCTATACCCAAACTGCGCTGAGGCTTTTTCCAGCTCCTCGAGTGCAGCAGTCTCCAGACGGGCGGAAACGCTTGCCCAGGTCTCCCCTGCATCCTCATTACGCTTTATATCAGACCGGGAGACAACGCCCTCGATCCTGCCCCATTTGTTTTGGCTTTCCAGATCCTCGACTCTGGTGTACATCAGATCTCCGTTGGCATCCTTTCCACCAGTCACGATCAGATAATTCGCCTTCGGTGCGGATACGGTCCTTTCCCAGCTCGAAATGGAGCCATTATCGACGGAAAAGATCACTTTATTCGATACATCTTCAGGAGCCGAAATGTGAATATCCCAGCCGCCTGTCGCCATGTTCCACACTTCCCGTATCTGGATCTCTGTCGCCTTCAGATTGTCCTGCACCAGCTTCAGCAGATTTTCGAGCTTGCTCTCGATGTCTTCACTCTCCCCGACCGGAATTTGCTCAGAAATCACAAGCCGTGGAAGCCTCCGTAAAGCGACTGCATTTGATCCTGCATTCAGGTCAATGACATTCAACAGGAGCGGACCCAGCACCCCGGAAGCGGAATATGTCCCATTCGGATTTGGAGGAGTAGTCGCGGGATTTGGATAAACCAGCCTGTTCGCCAGCCGCCCCAGATCAGACTGCCCGGAGACTTCCCAGTCGTAGATGTGCGTTTTGGCATCATACTTGATTTTCTTCTGCTTCATATATCCGCAAAACAGCACCTGCCCATTGCGGAACTGCACAATTTCAGACCCATCAGCGATTGGGCACTCTTCCAGCCCTGCCCCTGTGAGCGTCCATTTTACAGGCTCATTACGCCGGAAGATGTTTGTAATGGACACGATCCCATTTACGGGTGTGCCCCTCTTCCCTTCCTCATTCCGAAGATAAACATCGTAGTACGTCATGCGGAAAAATACCTCTGCCGATAGCGGATCCTCGAAAAGGTTTCTTCGGAGCTATCCGTATAATAGAAGGTTATGCTGTTCTGGCCCTTCACGATCTCCCATACCAAGGAAGCCCCGAGAAGGAGCTTCTCAGTTACGTCCTCAGTCGTGTTGTCTGTGTCTGTAAAGATAATCGCCCGTTCATGCTCCCTGCAGTTGAACGTCAGTTTTTGCCCCTCCAACAGCAGGAAATCAGGCTCAACAGCCAGAATTGCCCCGGTGGTATTATTCACGATGCGGATCACTGAAGCCGGTCCAAAGACATCGACCACAGGGAAAAAGCTCTCTCCATGGTTATCGACCAGCAGACTCGCAACACCATCCGTCAAAAACAGATCATTTGCCAAATACAGATCGTCCGAAAGATAGACCAGATCCGTCATTTTCTGCGTGCTCAGGAGCGTTTCGAATTCATCAAAGAAATACCCATTGCCTGCATAAAACTCCAGCTTGAACTGCTGCAGATACGGGAGTTTCTGCTCGATATCATCCATACCACCAACATAAACGCAGTCAATAAAGACGATTGTTCCATCAGACCGCATAACCTTCAGCCTGCCCCAGTCTTTCCGGGCCCCGAGCTGGATCAGCCGGGAAGCCATATCGGCGATGATCTCATCCCGTTCCTGACAGGATTCACCACTGACAACCATCTGCACTTCGAGCGGCCTCGGCTTCATATTGACAGACAGTGTGTCTGTCATTCCATCAGCATATTGCCTGGTCTCATAATCCAGTCTGGGAGCGGCAAAGCCTTTACGACCGTAGCACTCCCACCATTTTTTGTAGTCCTCACATGACAGGACGATCTCATCTCCCAGATACGTTATATAGCTGAGATAAGGATACGGACGATCAGATAGCGGCATAAACAGCCTCCTCGATTGCTTCATGAGCGGCTTCGGTCACATAACCCCGGATGCTTCTTTCGTCTCCGATCACTTCACCGTTGAAGTTCACATTCACATAAATATCCTGTCCACGGGATCCCATCAGCTCATCGTTGGTATGGATCCAGCCGTTACGGTTCGGCGTGAACAGCTCAGGCCCTTTTTCACCGACGAGATAAGTCAGGCCACCGATTACCGGGCCACCTTCAGCCGCCGCCCCTGCAATTATCGGAGTTGGCTTGGATCCGCCTCCTCCGTTTTTGAACGAATTCAGAGCCACATAAGCATCGATCACGCTCCAGATGGATGCAGCCATTTGATCAAAGGCAAAAGAAGCGGCCATTGCCACGCCAGCCAGTAACTGGACAGTTCCAGTAGCATGGCCTGCCTCTGCCCTCATCAGCTCAGATGCGGCAATAAATTCAGTGCTCCAATACTGCGCCAGCAGTTGGGATGTGGCATAAATATCGACGAACAGGCCATAGATGACACCCCAAGCGGTATAAAGTGTGTTGCCACCAGAGGCATCAATATTACCCTCTTCGTTAATAGCAGTCGAACAGACATGCTTCAGAAGTGTAGCAATAGCGGTGACAAAACCGCCTGCAAAGAAGTCAGCCAGATCCTTTGCAGCAGTCAGAACGCCACTCATGAGCGCAGGAAGCCCGGACAGGTTCGCATTCAGCCCCACTGCACTGCCTTCACCACCTCCGGCAATAGCATCATTGATCGCATTGATCGCATCAGCCAGAGCCTGATAAGAGGCGAGCGTTTCTTCCGGGATGGGCTCCAGATTGCTATAGTCGAGCGTGATCATATTTTCAGGCATATCGACCAGCATTTCGTCTTCGGCATCCATCGTGGTTTCGTCTTCAGCATCCCCTTCACCCTTGCCGAACAGTTTTTTGATCCAGTTCGGAACTGGGATGCCTGAGAACAGACCGCTGATTTTGCTCTGGAACCATTGTTTGAAGCTATCCCAAGCTCCCTCGATAGCGTCCTTTATTTTCTGGATAAAGTCGGAAATAATTGTGCCCAGATCAAATTCGGAGAACCAGCTTTTAACCTTCCCGATAAAACCATTCTCCCCAGTAAAGGCAGATTTGATGTTGTCGAGCTTTTCAGTAATCCCGGTCTTGATCTTCTGGACGAAGGTCAGGAAAGTCGCACCCCAGTCAAACTGGCTGAAAAAGCCCCGGATTTTTCCACCGAGACCGCCTTCGCCTTCAAAGGCAGTTTTGACCTTTTCCCACAGATCCGTGAAAGCCCCGGTGATCTTTCCTACAAAATCTACCAGCGTCTTGCCCCAGTCAAACTGGGTGAGCCAGTTTTTCATTTTCGTTCCCAGATCCTCAAAAGCTGGCTTTATTTTATCGGTCCAGATCTCTGTCATTTTCGTGCCGATTTCCGAGAAGCCCTCTTTGAAGCCTTTCAGGATCTCATCGCCGTTGTCTTTGAAATAGTTATAGATCCCGGTGACAATATCTTTCAGCCCTACTGTCAGAGCTTCAATGATTGCAGGAACATCCGCAACCAGCTCCCCGAAAATGGTCAGAGCGGCAGACAAAAGCCCGGTCAGGTTGTCAGGATTCGTCAGCCATTCGACAATTTTTGTAATCAGGTCAGGGAGCTTTTTTGTAATCTCACCGACAGCTCCGACAATTCCATCGGCAAGCTGGGTGACAATAGAGGCACAGGCATTTGCAAAGGTCACAATATCCAGATTCGTGATAACGCTGATAATAGCGTCGATAATCGCCATGACAGCAGTCGTGATGTCAGTCATGACCTTTTCAATCGTCCCTGCATCCCCGAGGGAAGTCACCAGACTGTTAAGAATATCTATAGCGGCATTCGCAAGATCAGTCGTGTTTTCAGCCGCAAGGCTCGCAAACTGTGAGATGAACTCAGATACGGCGGTTGTCAGAAAAGGAATAACATATGGAATACTTTCTGATAAATAATGGACGAGGTGTTTTAAAATACCGATTGCAGTATCCGTAAAACTTTTTTCTTCGCTGTCTGCAGCAGTGCTGATGCTGGCGGTCAGATCCTGAACGAGCTGACCAATTTGTAGCAATACTTTTGGAACGGCATTTACCATAGAACCTGCCAATTTACCAAGGAAAGCCAGCCCGGCGGAAGCCAGATCCGCACCCCCGGTCTGGACGATCTCGATGATCTGGTCCACCATGTCAACCAGCCCCTGAGTGAGCTGAGGCACAACAGTTTTGACATTATCAGCCATCCCGGAAACGAGGCTCGTCAGGAGCGTAATCCCGGCATCAATCACCAAGGGGATGGATTCGAGGATAAAGCTGATCAGATTCGGAATCAGATCATTGATGGCCTTCGTTACCATCGGGAGAACGCCTTTGAGAGCTTCCAACAGTCCCGGAAGGGCTGTGAGAACTCCATTGATGATGTCAGTCACCGCATTTACGAAGTCGGGGAGAACTCTTTCAACGAACCCAGGCAGTTCAGAAGCCAGCATCGGAGCCAGCGCACCAATCAGAGCGGCAAAGCCATGCATTGCCCCTTCAATAGCCGGAAGAAGGTTGTCGACATACGTTTTCACAGATTCGATAAAGTCATCAATACAGGTGTCGAACCATTCTCCGCCAGTCACCATGGACGTGAGCAGGTTCTGCCAGCTCGCCTCCATCATCTTATGGGAACCCTCAATGGTCGTAGCCGCTTCTTTTTCAGTCGTCCCGGTGATCTCCATTGCCTTCTGGATCACACTGATCGCATTGATAATATTGTCAAAAGACATACTGCTGGCATCGACCGTAATCCCCAGCTCTTCCTGAACCGCAGTCAGTTTTGAGGCATCCTCGATCAGGCGAGCCATTTCTTCCTTTGTGCCGCCATAGCCTAATTTGAGATTGTCCAACATGGTGTAATTCTGCTTGGCGAAGCCTTTATACGCATTCTGGACATCAGCCATATTCGAGCCCATTTTATTTACGTTGTCGGACATGTCTCTCAGAGCACGGTCAGCATAATTGGCGGCCTTTTTCGTGTCTCCGCCCAGTCCCTGCAGCAGGGAAGCGGAGAAGGAAGTGACCGTGCTCATATATTCATTCGCATCGACACCAGCCGTTTTAAAAGCGTTTTTTGCGTAGTCCATTACTATATCGGCACTATCACCGAAAAGCGTTTCTACGCCGCCTACGAGCTGTTCATACTCGGCAAAATTCCCGACCGCATCACTAACCAGCCCGGCAACCTTCCCTGCAAAATCAGCCACACCCTGCAGAACTCCCTTTATGAGATCAGCTTTCAGGATCGCCCCGGTAAGGCTATCGGTTGCTCCTGCGGCCTGATTTACGCCGTTGGAGAAGTTCCCAGTGTTAAGGCTCAGATCAGCCTGAAGATTTGCTACGGTTACGGTATTTGCCATTATTCCTCACGATGCGCTTCAAAGAACTTATTGAACGCTTCCTCTTCCTTCTCCTCATCAGTCTTCCGTAAAAACATCAGGAAGCTGTCGAGCTCAGGCCTTGCGCTCCCTGGCTTCCTGTGGGCGGAGGCATAGAGCTGCATAAAAGAGGCGATCATGTACTCGGTTCGGTCTCCATCCCACGGGCTGATCCTGTAATAAGCCTCCCATTCCGTTATTTGTTCGGAAGTCATTGCAGCCGCTATTTTGTCGACATTCGGCTCCCCAAACAGAATGGCCAGCTTATACAGGAATCGCCGCTCGGGATCTGACCTCAGTTTTTTTCAGCGATCCCCAAAGATTCTCGGGACAGCCCGGAAATCTCCAGAACCTTACGCCCGATCCTCTGAGTTACGCCTGCATCCTTGCTCTGCAAGACCTTTACGGTGGCTTCGTTGTTTTCGAAGATCCTTCTCCCGTCAGCATCAACCGCAGAATAGATGATGCACAGTTCGAAGACACCATCGGCAGTATCTTTCTGCTTCTGGACAGCTTTGATAATGGAACTGCGCTCAGACCCGGAAAGAGACTTCAGCCGGAGACTGCCGCCCCATTCAGGAACCTCAATCTCTTCATAGTGGAAGTCATCTTTTCCGAGAATAGAATTCGCACTGGTGATCAGACCCATTTTTCACCCCTTATCCGCAGACAGATTCTGCAAGTTCGGTGTCGATGGTGCGCTGTGCTCCACCAGACAGCCGGAACGTGATCGTGTCCTGCACAGCGTCAGGAGACTGCGCATCGGCATCATTCGCCACGATGGATTTGACATACGCCTTGAAGGTTTCGACAATCCCATTCGTGCGCACGATTCGATACTTCCGATCTTCTCCAGACTGGTGGAGCGTTTCCAAAGCCGCCTGAGAAGTTTCAGTCGGTACAGAGTTGACCACAACAGCCAGCTCGCCCCGATCCTTCAGCCCGGATGGCTTATACTCACGCCACCCTTCAGAGCTGTGGTGCGTCACTTCAATATCGTCCTGATTGTCCTGCGGCGCAGGAATTACACGGCATTCGCCGATGGTCGTCCAATCACCACTATTTGCAACCAGCTCGACCTGCAGCTTGGTTCCAAAGTTAGAAACAGCCTGACTGCTCATTACTCCTCACTTTCCGCTTTCTTCTTTCGCGGTTTTCTCGTTTTCTTTACAACCGGGGCGGGATCCTCCGCTTTCGGTTCTTCTGCCGGGATCACCTCAGCAGGCTTTTTTACAGTCATCAGCGGTTTGTCTTCCGCTTTTTCTTCCATCGGTTTATGGTGACGGAATTTGCAGTGAGCTTCCAGAGCTTTCGCAAAATGCGTCACATAACCGCATTCACACTTATAGACTTTCCTCTCGGCCATCTTTTCCCTCGACTTCATAAACGCCAACCATCCCGGAGAAGCGCATAAACCAGTGCTTGCAGTCCAGCCCCAGATCGACGATGTCCCGGCTCTCAAAAATATTCACAGTGAAGATCACATTTCCGACCCTCACCCTTCTGCCGCAGATCGCCTTCGTCAGCAGATCCACATATTTCGCACAGTCTTCAAGGCTTCCCCAGATTTCGACATCCAGCAGGACAGTATTGAGCCCGGTCGGCCCACTATGGGAGACCTGCGGCACCAGATTGCCATAAAGCCATGTCACGGCAGGATAATCAGGAAGCAGGAACGTTTCAGTCGCCTCGTCATAGGTCAGATCAATCCGGGTGACATTCGCCCCCGGAGCCGCATCAGTAAGAAGTGCCTGTGTTGCCTCAAAAATATCCATTATTGGTTAACCTCAGAAAGAACTCTGAAACTTTCAGCAGTCATGGCTTTTACGATATCCCCCTGATGATCCACTGCAGCAGGCTCCAGATACGGACGCGCCGGGAGCGTTACAGATCGTGCCCGGATCAGCTTCCCTGTATCAGGATCACGCCAGACCAGAAAACCGCCAGCCTTTTTCGGAACGATCGTGCCGCCCATTTCCTGAATCCGGGCATAGACCTTATGCGGGATCACATGGGCGACAGCTCCCTGTCCTTTTTGATCAGTCTCCACTGATATGGAGTTGGTCAGACCTCCAGTTTGGCGTTTGGAAAAAGTTCTGTGAATATTCTGCCGGGCGTGATTCACGATCTGATAAGCCCCAGCCGTGACTATTCTTACGGCTCCTATTCCCCGAACCTTCTTATCGAGCTGGTTCAGGTTCTTCCGCAGTTGCTCAGTTCCCTGAAGCTGAATCGTCATTCCGTCTTCGCTCATTTGATCGTCTTCGCTTTCAGATACGCCCGGGATCCAGACGGGCCTTCATTCAGAAACCGATCCACCTCATACCGCTTTGGGATAATCTCTTCGCCAAAGCGTTTGGTGATCTCGATCACATCTCCCGGCTGGACAGTCACCTCATGAGGCAGTCTCAGAACAGCATCGATCTCCGCAAGCTGGTATTTATCCGAACTGTGCAGAGCCAGAGGCTGCATCATCAGACCACAGATGCTTATTTCACCCACTCCATAGGACACGTCATAGCCCCCTCTGGTATTTTTGGTCTTATCAACGACACGATAGATGATGCATTCATCCATCATGTGCGCCTCCTGAACCTCACGCATCGACTTCAGTTCGTTCGTGGAGAACATCCCTGAACTGCCTTTCCTGCGGCCACTTCTTCAGACGGATCGTGCCGCCATTCTTCTTTCCGCCAAGCGTTTTGTAATAGTCGGCCATCTTCTGCCATTTCGCCGCAATCTCACCCCGGTTATACGTTCCTCCATCTGCGGAGAAGTCATAAAGGGAGACTGCTGCTGCAGCCTTTTCCTGACAGATTTCAGCCGCCGCCCAGTAGATCCGACCTTCAGCCTGTTTCAGGTATTCGGTCAGTTCTTCATCGGTATACGTACTGTCTTCACCAGTCTCAGCAACCAGCCTGCGCAGTCTTCGGATTTCGGCTTCGGTAACTTCAGCCATCTACAACCTCGATTCGATACAGTCTACAAAATAGTCAGGATCAAACGGATGACCGATGAAATGGTCTCGCCATTCCTTAATCGGTTCATCCGTGCTGATCGCAGTTTGGATCACTTTTTCAGGATCTCCGTTCAGGATGTCCAGCGGAAAAGCCAGATAATCCCGATAATCATCAAAGTGGGCGGAAAAGGTGAAACCGTCATCCCGGTTGCCAGTTCTCGGCGCTATGTCTTCCCCCATCATTACACAGGGAACGCCCAGCGCAACAGCCATATACGCAAAGGTTTGGTGAGAAACGACAAGATCAGCTCTCAGAATGTCCTCGTAACTTCCGTCCTTTTCTGCCTGCTTCCAGATCACCCTGTTATGAGCTTCCCCGAACTCCTTTTCCAATCCATTCTGCGCGATTGAACCACAGTACCGGACCAGAATTCTGGCATCGTTCTTCTCCGCATAGTCCACAAGACGGGCATAGGCGGCGCAGTTGAGCTTCTTGTCGACCTCATTCAGATAACCGTTGGCATTCGGATGAATCGGGGCGTAGGTGATCTCTTCAGCATAAGCCCTCGGCCAGAACCGACGAATCGGGCACAGGCTCCAACCAACTTCGACCACTTCACATGGATAACCGATCCGCTCCATCAAATACACCCCGGCAGGTGCAGAGACAAACATCGTCCGGCAGTCCTTCCGGGGCGTTAGGGATCCATCGTACTGAACCATCGGGCGAGCTGCATGAGGATACATAAAATAGGGCTTGCCCTTCAGATCCTCAATGTCTCTCGCCCTCCAGTCAGCATCGAAAAGCCCGAAGCACACGAACCGAGAGTGGCAGTAACGGCTCTCATTCCATCCACGGGATTTAAGAGCCGCTTTGAAGGCGGTCTCTTTCCCCTGATGATGGCTCATGCGGTAAACCTTCAGACTTTTCATTGACCGTCATCCTCAGGCGGAAGCGCTCCCGGCAGTCTTCAGGACAGCAAACGGCCAGCGGGTCGTGCCATCAGGATTGACCATGTTGACCGGGTTCGGAAGGGCAAAGCCAAGGCGCATGGTGACCATGATCGCCGCAGTGCGCTGCTGCATCAGGTTCAGAAGAACCTTCCCGGTTGCCGGATCAGAAATGACACCCTCGGTGAACACTTCATAGGTCATATCCCGGCGGATGGAATAAACCATCTGGGAGAAGTCACCGCAGATGTCCATGACAGTGGGGTCGTCATTCAGAGCCCCGTTCTTCGGGAAGACCAGAGAAGCGCCATCGAGCATATAGGAAATAGATCCCTGCATGCTGGACAGGAATATCGGATCACCGACCTCGTTCCGCAGACTGCGGAGCTTGCTCTTCATCTTGATCGCCGCAATATGGTCAGAAACAAGGAAACCGTCCTTTTCGACCATAGCCAGCAGACCGTCCTCACCCATGATCAGGTCATACAGATCCGGGCTTGTAGCCGGGATCGTAACGGCATGGTTCCGGGTGATGGCTTCGGCAACAATAGCCGGGCCCCAAGTCTCAGGCTTATCGGTACCGATCAGCATTGCGGCATCAATCTTGGCACCAAGAGCCGCGGCGAGCTGAGGTTTGACCTCATTCCAAAGCGGCTGGTTGGCATCGTCCAGAACATTCCGAGGAATCGGGACGATAGACGCCAGTTCTTCCGCATACAGGCTAACGCCCTTCCATGCGGATTTGGTGAGCTGACGGAAGCCAGTGTCACCATTGACAAAATAGGTCACAGGAAGATTATCCTCGACCGTCATCTTCATTTCGGCGTGATCCATATCACGCAGTCGGCGAGCCTTCGCCAGAACCTGGGACTGTTCTGCAGTGCTCTTGAAGATTTCATCGATATACTCGGGCGGAATCAGGTTCCCAGTATCCGTCCGGGGAATGTAGTTTTCACCTGCCATGATTCATTACTCCTTATCGAATCACGCCTGCTCGCTTTCTGAAAAGGTTGTCCATTGCATTACCCTTTCCTGCATCAGGCTGTGTCTTCGTTCCGTTCCCGGCATTTCCATCAGTTATCTTTTTCCCGAAGAATTCCGGGGCGGTTTCTTTGATAGCCGCCCAGTCAGGAGAACCGTCGCGCTTCCAAAGGTCAGGATCGTTCTTCGCAAGTTTATAGGCGGCTTTCACATTGCTGCATCCCGCAGCAGTGGCACCGTCGATAAAGGAAGAATGCCGTTCACTTTCATTCAGCTTTTCCTGAAGGGCATTGACCTGTTTTTCCAGCTCAGAGCCCTTTTCAACTTTCCCCTGCAGCTCTTTGAGCTGTTTGGACAGGCTTTTCGCACTTTCCCGTTCGGATGATAGAGCGGTCTTCAGTCCCTGAGTACCCTCTTCGAACCGGGTTTTTACTTCATCTGGTTGACTTGCAAGCCAGTCCTCGAACGTCACGTTCTCGGTTTCGACCTTCTCGGTCGGGTTGTCATTGTCTGCCATTATTCCTCCGTAGGCTTTTATCGGAGCAAACAAAAAAGCCGATCAAGGTTATTCCCTGATCGGCTCAAAATGGGTATAAAAAAAGCCAGTCGGGAATAACCGACCGGCCTTTTCTCATGCTCTTGTCGTGCTGATTTCTTCAGCTACGTTCTATTATATCGCATTTTTTTCAGATTTCCCGATACATGCCCGGGTGATTCTCTTCAATTACAGGGAGGTTTACGGAGAACTCGAAAAGATCAATCATTTCTTCGGTATAGTCAGATCCTTTGTCAGGATAGACATTGAAGAACTGCCGAATCTGCTCAGGCGTAAATCCGCGATCCTCCATTATTTCAACAGCTTGTCGTGCGTACATTTTACAACCCCCTGATAACAATATGGACACATCCGGGAGTGCTGCAATCAGTTACGCTTGCAGATCCATAATTATTGGTGGTAATAGTGCCGCCACAAATAGGACACTCGACAGAGGTTTTCTGCTTATCCCAAAGCTCTCGGGTAAGATACTCATCGAGCTGGTCTTTCTCCCTGCTCGTCAGATCTTTGAATTTTTTATTCAGAAATGCCACCATATAACGTCCCTCTTATGAATTGATTATATCTTATTTTGACGTTCGCTTCGGCGGCTCTATCAAGTGCATCCTGAACGAGGTGATACCTATCTAAGGCAGACAATCCCGGAGCATTTTTTGCAGCCATATATGAAGCCCGAAATTCATCATTCCATACGCCCGGCTTCAGCTTCGTCCCTTTATAAGCACGATGTCCATAATACTCATGAGCCAGAACAGCCCTCGAGCTCATTCTGTCCCTCGCTCTTGTAGATGACGGATCAGGGAGAACATCGCCACGGACATAAATGCGATCTCTATCATCCCGGTACCCTGTTCTGGCACCTTCGTTGAATTTGAAAACGCTTTCATCAGCTTCAATCGCACGAATGTCATCCTTAAGTGCAGAAATCTCTTCATCGGTCAGTATACGATATACAGGCTGGGCGCATACCGCTCGCCATATCTCTATTTTCAGGAGCAGAAAAGAACCGCTGGGATTCACCGCCCTTTAATTCTTTCAGAGAGCGGACAGCAGGAGCCGCACCCCATACGTCATTGGGCTTCATGTAGACCATATCACGAGGATCCACACCGAAGTTTTTCCACAGGTCAAAGCGGCCTTCGCCCATGATCCTCCGCTGATCCTCCTCAGACTGATACATGAGCCATTCAGAACCCTTCTCCCAGTCAGGAACCACACCCCCGGTCGTTACAACGATGGTCGTACACTTCCCGTTCGGATGGTCTTCACAAATACCCCTCGGGCACTCCTCCCCGTCCATCTCCAGACAGGCAAAGCAGGCAGTCGGTTTGAAGCAAAGCCGCAGAACCTTTTCTACGACCCCGGACCTTCGGTACTGCTCTGCATTGGCCAGCCTATACGAGCGGTTGATCTCAGTCCGGGCAATCCTCATGGATCGATCATAGTCATAAGCCATCGCATCCGCCATGTCCCGGGCGATTTCCTTATACCCCTTACCAAGACCCACCCCAGACACCAAAGAATCAAGGATGCGCTCTGAGGAAGCGCCATAATCGGTCTGAAGCAGATCATGCAACGGAGCCCCATTTCCAGCAAAGCCTGCAGCAGTCTCAGCCGCATCTTTATAGACCTTCGTCCAGACATCGGAAGAAGGATGGGAGGCCTTGATAATCTCGTTGGCTCCATCAATACCGAGCTGGTAATTCTTACTCTGATACTGCTTTATCAGATCCTCGACCGTAGTCTGATAGTACGGCATTTCCTTCTGGATCTGCTCCATCATAGAGCGGTAACGCTCCATCGTGTATATGAACTGCCGTGGAACAGGCATGCCAGCCGCCTTACGGTCCAGAACTTCCTGAGCCAGAGCCTGATAATCAGCCATGAGCCCCCGTTCCATTTTTACCCAGAAACGGGACATCCGCTTAAGCGCGGCGTCCTCATTCCTGGCTAACTGCTCCCGGTATTCACGGGCTACACGTACGACATCAGGCTCGGCCATTATTCAGCATCCTCTCGGGCAGTTTCATCCCGGGCCTGCTCCAGATAGAGCTTCGCAAGATCCTTCTGCTCCTGCTTTTCCTCCGCAGATTCTTCCTCAATGGTCTCGATCTCTGCAGCAGTATAACCAGCCAGACGCAGGGAAGATTTCATACTCAGGCCAGCCCCACGATAGTTTTTAATGACCTCAGTCTCCGTCAGCGGCTGATCAGATTCGGCATTACCCCACTGAGGCAGGATGTCAGCTTTGTTCACGGTCTTCCCGGAGACAGCCAGAGCGAACTGCGCCACCTCCTGCCAAGTGTCCCCGAACAACTCCCTTTTTCGTTCGACCTTTTTTACGAGCGGAGCCTCCATAACGATCAGGGCTTCACCGGAAACCTGAGCCCCTGTACGCTCAAAATAGTGCTTCGGCGTGCTGGTGATCACAGCAATAGCGGTGGCCAGATCATTTATCTGGTTGGAGTAGTTCGCAAGATTGGCGGCCTCCAGAGTCCCGACCTGCGTCCCCTGACCTTCACCCAGCCCGGCAGGCAGATCCCAGATTTGGTTCGGGCTGTTCTTCAGTGTTTGGATGTCAGTATTTGAGATGACATACCGGGCAGGAAAAGCATCAAACTCAGCGACCACCATCATATCGCACAGGAGCTTGTTGACAGCATCCTGCAGCTCGATCACATTTTTCAATTCGCTTTTAATCGTTCTCAGGGCATTGCGGAAATGAAAAACCGGGATCATTCCATACGGATTGGTCGCAACCTCCTCCTGAAAGAACGCCCCATACCCTCCGTGAGCATCATCGATCTCAGCCATTTTTCTGCCCCGGGCGATATACTTTTCCAGCCTGTCTGGATAATAAAGCACGATCCGGCAACCCTCATCGGAGTCCCACCACTTGGCGGCGAAGGTCTTCTGCCGTGGATGATCGTCGTCATAGAAGACAGCACACATTCGAGGATCATTGTAGTAAAACTCCAGCGGCTGCCCTTCATCCTGCCAGCCAACAAGAAAAGATTCGCCACAGATTAAAGCAGACTCATGGATCTCATTCGATTCCAGAGCCAGCCCGGAAGTTGTCCACAGATCGGACAACATACTGTTAATCGTCTCATCTGCACAACTCCAGCCGAAAAGCTCCATTCGATCCATTGTCGCATCAATGACCACCGTGCACCAGTTTTCTCTGAAGCGGACATACGTCTGCTCGAAAGCCTCCTGCAGACGCTTTGTGGAGTACATCAGCGGCTGATCTCCATCGTAATAATCAAAGTACCTCGTATATTTGTCAGAAACGTTTTTGAAACGCTCATACGCCCTCTGCAAGTCGTTCATTTCATCCTCCGTAGCTTCTCGCCTTCTTTACAACCTCATTGACCAGATCAGAATATGCCCCGGTCGAAGCATCCATCATATCGTCATGATCCGCAGGCTGGGAGTGCATGTGGTTGAGCCATTCTTCCGTCCAGACACCAGACAGAACAGACACGAAACCATGTTCAGCCTGAGCCGCCAGCGGTCTGGCTCTTTCCAGCTTCGAGCCTGTGGATCTTATCCCACGGGCATCAGCCCACGGCACCAGAGACGCAAATAATCTCGCCTCCCGGGTGGAGGCAGACCCCGGCTCGATCTCCCAGCGGACCCTGAGCCTGAAGCCATACTGCGCCAGATAATCACGCCAGAACTCACAAGTCTTAACAAAATGGTCATAGACTCCTGACGGATTCAGCCTCTTTTGACCGACCTCCAGTATGATCACCTCGCCCGATTTCGGATCCCTCCCCATAACACAGTGTGCTGTGTAGTCAGGATCATCATTCGCAACGCTCTTCTCGGTCGCCGCGAAGTCCCAGCGGATCACGAACTGCCAGTTCTTGTTACGGTCCCAGTCCTTCAGCACCGGGAACCATTTCCGATTGAAGACGTTTCCGGCTTCCGGCTTAATCTTCCAGTTTCCGCCCCGTTCAGCGTCCCCGAGAAGCCTCTCTCGCTCCACAAGGGATTGCCCCATAAGGTTGGCCAGATACCCCGGATCGGCTTCCAGCAGGATCTTGTTATCATAGATCGTGGCAGGAATAAACGTGCAGGATCTCGGGATGAGCTTCGGATAAGCCTCTTTCAGCTCTTCATACGTATCACCCCAGATGTAAGCATCATTCACAACCACAAAATAACGGATCTTCCCAGCCCGGGACAGATCAGCATAACCGTCTTCAGCGATCCACCAGCTCAGGAAGTCTGCCAGCCATCCCGGCTCGGGATTGCAGGTCGCCCGGATGTAGGGCTTCACGCCGCAGACAGACCTGTTTCGGGTCGCCATGTACAGGAACTGATACTGTGTGAACATCTCCAACTGGTCAAACAGGATCGCCGGAATCTGGGCGGATTTCCAGCTCAGAACGTCCATTTCATACTGCAGCCCTGCAAAAGTGATCTTGGATCCAGAGGGAAAACGCCATGCCAGAGCGGACGTATTCGGTACTGCCCCGAAAAGCGGATACAGGTTCATGCTTTCATCCCACGGGCCGCCCTGACGTTTATGCTCCGGCAAAGTCCTACGAAACAGAACAGAACCGAATCCGGGATTTCGATAATGCTTCAGGAAGTCATAGATGAGTGCCCAAGTCTTACCGCCGCCTGCGGATCCCCCATAAATACACACATCCGCAGGAGACGAAAGAAATGCCTCCTGCTTTGGCTGCGGGCGGATCTCAATGGTCGGCATTGGGCTCCCTCCCATCATCAGGGACATACGCAATGACCTGGTTCCCCTCAGTCAGCACCGTCTCAGACTTCTGCTCGATCTTATCCGTCTGCCCCAGCCACTGTTTGCCGAGCCAGATCAGCATGGTGACATTGCCCTTTTTTGCGGCCTTCCACTGCTCCCGGCGCAGGCTCGTTTTTCCACCAGCGGAAGCCCTTTTATAGACGTTCCCAAAAGTGTCGCCGTACTCCCGTTTGCACCAGCGCAGAATAGTTTTCTCATTGACCCTGAAAAAACCTGCGATTTCCTCCAGTGTGCACATCATAAAACACAGGTTTTCGAACTGCGTTCTGTCAATTTGAATCAGCGGGCGGCCCATCTTTGCCATTATTCGACCTTCCGATATTTTTCGCTCAGGATCTTCGGACAGCAGTGATCGTAATCGATCAGGTGATGGATCCGGGCGTGATTGCTGTTCATGCTGGAAATCTTCACAGCCTGCGGAGCATGGATCACTGAAAAGAAGGATTTGACATACGTGCCAGAATCCAGATAAATGTCGGTCATGCCGCCCTTCTGAGACTGCGTCTGTGCCTGATTGACCATAGCACAGGTGACTGAAAAGAAGAGTTTGCCCTTATTCGCTTCACAGGTGTAGGTGTTCACATCCTCGTTGATGCGGCCCCGGAACTGAAACGGACGGGTGACATCACAAAAAAAGGTATTCATGGCCTTGCGGATCAGCCCGGCATGAAAACGGGAATTGCCAACACCTCCGATAAAGTCTCCACCCTGACAGAGCGCAACAGAATGAGCCCCGGAAACTTCCAGAAAATCCAGCATAGATTCGAACAGCGCATCCAGATTCTCGAACTGTTTCCAAAGGAGCTTTTTGCCTTCAGCATAGCGATACATGAAGTTGTTATAATCGTCATCCAGCTCCAGAAAAAAACGGACCCCGACCTGTTCAGCCAGTTTGAAGCAAACATTCCGGGCAAAGAAGACAGTGTTACGCTTTTCACTCAGGTCTGCCGGATCCATCCATTCGGCTTCTTTGGCCTTATCGAACATGATGACATGATCCTCACCAAAGTTCCGATAATACAGATCAGCCTGCTTGTCTTCATTGTCAATAACCATATACCAGCGGCCAGTGTAACCCAGATTGTCCAGCGTCTTCTTGGTGATGACATTATCCGCCCTGCCATGCGTCAGGATGAACACAGCAAAATCATTCCTCATCATCTTCCACCCCGACGATCTTTTTGATCTTCTTCGTCAGATTTACGTAACCGTCCCGTATAGCATCGTCAAAGTCGATGATCACAAGGGCAGAATCTTCCATAAGCCGCTGAACCTTTGCGTCGCTGTGAGCATAGAAATTCGCAATTTTCGAGTAATTAAAAGCCAGATGCCGTGTAGCGGCCTGTTTCAGAAACTCCTTATCACGATCAGAAATATCTGCAGCATTGATGGCCTGCACCAGCTCATTATATTTTTCCTGATCGCACAGCTCTTCGTAAGCAGGTTTTTCCCCTTTCGGCGTGTACTGCGGAATGTCGATCTTTGCCGTGTAGGTATGATCCGGCCCCTCCTCAATGTCATCATTGAAAAAGCCAAAATCAGCCATATCAAACAGGCTCGGATCGATGTCATTGAGCTCCATCTCCAACAGGTCAAAATCCCAGTCTGCCATTTCGGCAGTTTTGTTGTCGGCCAGACGAAAAGCCTTGATCTGTTCTTCGGACAGGTCATCAGCCAGAACACAGGGAACCGCATCGAGCCCCAGCATTTTGGCTGCCTTCCAGCGTGTGTGACCGCAGACGATTTCATACTGGGAATCAATCACAATCGGCACTTTAAAGCCAAACTGGCGGATGGAGTTCGCCACATACTCCACCGCCTTGTCATTTTTTCTCGGGTTATTTTTATAGGGCTTTATAGCCTTGATCGGCAGGTCGATAACGTTCATTCTTCAGCCTCCGCATTATCCAGAATCTGGGTGTCCTCATTGTGAACGGCTACGAAGAATTTTCTCGGCTCCTCATAGACTTCACAATACGTGTACTGCGGAAAGCCAGGACGCTGTGCGGTTTTCCCCGTGAAGTGCAGTTTCGTCCCCTGCGGAAATCCAGAATAGCGCATACTCCAGTCAGGATTGAAGACCTTCGCCCCATCCCGGCAGACGACACGGACCAGCCCATGAAGATCTTCAGGCTCTTTCAGCTTTTGCGAAGTTTGCGCAAGATTTTGCCAAGTTCCCTCGGGATTTTCTGCGGTTTGCCCTGCGAAGTCTGCGAAGTTCATCATGGGAAGGGACATCGGATCAAAATGTGAGGCATAGTCGTTCCAGATTTTCCGGGCTTCAAAATGCAGATGCGGCCCCGTAGAATTGCCCGTGCTGCCGCTGTAACCGATAATCTGAGACTGCTCAACCCTTTTACCATCCATACACGAAACAGACCCGAGATGAGCGTACAAAGTCGCAATACCGCTGTCATGCCGGATAATCACAGCATTGCCCCAGCCGCCGTTCAGCCAGCCGGAATGCATAACGACCCCGGCTTCAGAAGCAAGGATCGGTGTCCCGGCAGGACACCCGTAATCAATGCCAGTGTGAAAGGCAGACGTTATTTTTTCCCCATACCGCTGGGTGATCGGATAATCTCCAGAAAAAGGTTGTCGAAAACTCATTTATTCAGCTCCATAAAAAAAGCGGAGGCGGGCTGAAAGGAAATTGAAAGCGCCCTTTTGAGCCTGTCGGTCTTATCTCACTATCCCCCTACTTTGAGACCTCCGCCTTTATTCTTCAGTTTTTCGCCGCATTGGAAAAGACATAATCTTTGATTTCGTTCCTGTACTGGACAATCTCACTCATGCAGGAATCAATACCGCCGTTATGCTCCCCATTTTTCAGCGCGTAGATCAGCTCGTAATCGCACTCGCTCAGGATATACAGGCCCCGGATAATCGTCTTCGTAAGTTTTTCCTGCTCTGCAGCAATCTTCCGGGCTTCCTCTTCCCTCCGCCTTGCTTTTTCTTCAGCCTGCCGTTTTTCCAGATCCTTCGTTCTGTCTCTTCGATCCAGTGACCGTTCGATAGACAGCTTCAGGAACCAGACCGCCAGACCGAATATCGCTGTCACACACGATACAATCCACCCCCACGGAATCGTCATTGCTCAGGCTCCTTTTCTGGATCCTCCATTTCGGATCCCTCCTTTTCTTCCGGAGCAGGATCTTCTTCCGCCGCCTGCATTTTTCCATCCGGGTATTTCCAGCTATTCAATGCGCTGAAAACAGTAGCTTCGATGGCATCCTCAATAACGTGCACATCGATTGCGAAACCGCGCTCATACAGGTAACGTTCCACGGCTTCGATGGCATACGCCTTTTTCTCTTCCCCTTGGCCTTTGCCAGGGAAAAGCTGTTCGGCGGCATACACAGCAGTTCTGGCTGCAAAACTCAGAACTTCGGCCAGATCCGGCTTTTGCTCTTTCAGTTTTGTCCAGAACTCTCCGGCCCATTTCAGGACGAGAGCCACACATACGGGGATGAGGATCTTCAACACAGCCGTGATGATCTCACCTGTTACGACATTCCAATCGACCTCCATAAATACCTCGCTTTCGGATAAATAAAAAGGGCGCATCGGATCTTTCCGACACGCCCTTCTTTCATGGTCTTTGTCTGACTGTGATTATACTCGATTTTCAGAATCGTGTGGGCTTTCCCCGGTCACGAGGATCCTCCGGGATGACCTCGGACGTGACATTTACGTGCTTCGGTTCTCCATCAGAAACCTCGATAACAATCTGGCCCCACTTCAGCCCTGCGGCCTTGATCCGCTTAAGAGCTTCTTTCACCCGATATTGCATTTCGATCTCAGTCATTTCCAAGCCCTCCAAAGCCAGACCAACAGCAGACTGGCAACCGTCAGAAACACGCCTGCACAGATCACTTCGATCATTTTTCTCTCCAAATTTTTACGATCACAACCAGAAAAGTCAGGATCAGGAACAGAAGAAACAGGATCCCGGACAGGATAAACAGCCCAAAAAAAATATCTTTCAGCAGTCCAATCATTCTTTCGCCTCCCATAACGAGCAATAATCATTCTCTTCGCTGCCGTACTTCATCAGCACACAACCGCGAACAATTGTCTCAACTCCTTCCGGCCATTTATGGCTATAGACCACATAATGCCTGCACTCTCGGCAGATCCTTCCCACGGAAATATGCAGTGCGGACAGGATCCCGGTAATCACAGCAGGCTTGTTATCTACCATAGCCTTTTGCAGTTCTTCATTTGTCATGGTTCCCTCTTCTTTCTCACAATAACAACGATTCTCTTCCTGACATTTTTCAAACAGATCACAGTCGAAACAGCTCCTGCCTTCGTCAGCAATACTCAACAGCCATTCGTAATCCTCGTTGGTCATATCGCTCCGGTCAGATACTTGTAAATAATCTCACAGGCTTCCTCCGCCCCATCAGCCCGGACAGCCAGATACCCTTTTCGGTTCATCCTGTCGATCCAGTCTTTCTGGTCAGGGCTCAGTTTTCCGCCCTTCTTCCTCTTCATTTCCACCCAGAGCCCATGGTATTTCCCGACAGGCTCCGGGAGAAAAAGGTCGGACACCCCGGGACGCACACCCAACCGCTTGAAGCGGACAGCCTCAGACTTTGAGCGAAGCCCACCGTTCGGGATGTGGATCAGGTCTTCCAGTGCGGGAAACTGCACTGCCATCAGGTCGCGCCATTCGATCACAGCGGCCTGCTCCTGCTCTTCAGTCGGCTGCCATTGCAGCACATCCTGCCGGGCCAGCCGCTCCTGTGCAATCACGCTCATCTTTGTCGGTCCACCATTCATTCGTCCCCCTCTTTTCTGTGATTGGACAGCTCTGTGTCGAATCCTTCAGGATACCGGGCTTTCAGTTTGTCAACATTCATCTGGAGGATTTCATCCAGATCCCAGCCAAACGATTGGCAGATCATAGCGACATACCAGCAAACGTCACCCAGCTCTTTTTTGGCGTGGCCTTTATCCAGCGGTTTGCTATGAAAAATCCATTTTTTGATCATATCCAGCAGTTCGCCAGCCTCTCCAGCCAGCCCAAGACAGCCGTTCAGGACACCGCCGATATCAAGCGTACCATCAAGAGCCCCGACAAGTCTTACCGTAGACATTCCGTCGTTTGTCCTCATTGCAAGTTTTTGATACTCACGCCCTGTCATTTTTCCCTCCTGTAGGCTTGCCATTTTTCACCATAGTTGGCTTTATACAAATAAAACGAATTGCCGTGTTTGGTAGTGCAAGTAACGACATCATCACATTTTCGGAGAATAAGTAACCATCCCTTTGTATCCCCGTAATGTTGCTCCACCCATATGGGTTTCCCTTCCATGTCTTTGAGTTCGTTCCATGTGAGAGGTGGATTGTTTTTGAAATATTCACACAACTGTTCAACATGATCATGTTGAACTTCAAGGTACTTTATCGTCTGACGATAACCCTTCAGGTGATGGAGTATATCGCCCTTAAGAACGAACATCACATTGCATCCATAAGCGCCGCTAAACTCGCACCCTCCTCCACAATTCCCATCACATTTTGTCAGGGCTTTTATGATTTCTTCCAGAGACATCATTTTTCTTCCTCCTTGACGACCTTCAGGATCTTGTACAGGTTATTCACCATCCGGGTGGTGAGCGTCATTCCTTTGCCGGGATTGCCGTTTTCATCCCACGCCCTCAGATCCCACTGCTGAACCCCGGCACCCCAGCGAACTTTTTGGAGCCTGATCTCAACTTTGTTGCCTTTTTTGTCTTTTTTCGTTCCCAGCGTGCCGATATACTCGACCACCTCAAAAGCTTTGTTTGTCATACTCTTCCCTCGTTTTCACTATTTGCCAGACCTGCGTCAGCATCCTGGCCGCCTTTTCTTTCCCATACGTGTATGCCATATCTTTGACAAACTTCTGCTGCATGGCCATTCTCACATTCGCACTGCTTTCCTTCCGCAGATCCTCAGCGAGCTTTTTCATGGCTTCCAGATCATCCGGGTGGATGTGCTTCGGTATTCTCACTGTCATCGGTACTCCACTAAGTAGAACTTGAACCCGGGTGCAGGCTTTCCGCCCTGCTCCCATTCACGTTTGCTGGATACGGTTGCTATGATCATCGTGTCACCCTTCCGAAACTCCACCAGATCCCGGGAGACATGAATATGCATCCGCCAGCGGCTTTCAAGCCACTTCACCGTGTCCACATGTCCGAAATAACTCTTGAAGGTTTTTCCCTTCAGCATCCGGCAGGCTTCGTCGGAGGAAATCCTCCTGAAACGGACATCCTCCCACTCGCCGCAATTCAGTTTCGGCATCATGTGAACCGAAAAAGAATTTGTCAGATAGAGCATGGTTCCGGCTCCATTGTCACGAGGGCGTTTTCAGCCTTGCAGGCTTCTCTCTCCCAGTCCTCCAGCCCATCGAAGCTATATTTTGTGCAGCACTGTACCTCCGGGAAGTCCCTGCGGACCCCTTCGGACAGGCTTGCATTGGCTCCATAACAGCACCCATCAGCATGGCAGAACCACGCACAGTTTTGACAGCTTTTCATCGTTTCCCCTTTCACAAATATTTTTCGGCTCTCTTCTCGTCCCTGAACTCAACAGCTTTCCGTTCGGCTTCAGTTACAGGAGCCAGAAAAGCCGCCAGTCGTTCGGCATAATCTTCATTGGGCTTCATCCCCATCCGTTCCCGATATTCGGCAGTCGCCTTTTCCCGCTCCTCTTCCAGATCATCCAGTGTCTTCGGCTTTTCAGGCTCAGGCAGTGCGGCAAGGTTCGGACCCTCGATCCGCCAGCCCTCCGCCTTCTGCAGCCCGGCAGTGAACGCATAATACTTCTTCGCCTGCTGGGCGTGCTCTTTGTAGCTTTCCCGGATCGCACTCATGATTACCGTCTGAAAAGCCTCGTCGGAGACCTTCCGCCAGTCCATAAGCTGGGAAGGATTACGGACAACCTTCTGCAAAAGCACGGGAAGGTGTCTGTACGCTTCTGCAGCCGACGTTCTATCCCGGGAGCTATCCACAGCACCACTTATGAGCTGAAACGCCTCCATTGCCGTAGGAATGTCCTTCGCGCGGTCTTCAGCCATCTGCCCTTTTATGTCCGCAATGGTCGGAGGAAACTTCAGCAGGCACACCAGCTCGATCACAGCTTTGTTCACCTCAACGGGAGGATCATCCCGGAAGAATGGGAACCAGACCTCGAAAATCGCATCAGCATCCTGATCCGCATAGAACTTCGGCCAGAACTGCGATATACGCTCCAGTGTTTTGGAAAATTCTTTCGGTGTCATAGGTCGATGATGTCCCACTCAGGATGCGGATCACCATCCGCCTGGTTCTCAAAGTCTGCAGCAATATCAGCAAACGTCCGCTTTTTCTCAGGCTTCGTCTGGGTTTTTTCAGCCTCCTTCTTGGCATCACTATCAGCCCAAGACAAAATCGCCGCATAGTCGCTTTTGTACACATAGCCCTTGGCGGCCTTTTTCTTGGAGAATGCCTCGATCCGCCCTTCAGCATCCAGAAACCGCTCATGGAGCTTTTCCAGCTCTTCATCGGTCAGCAGGACATTCCCGAAGGATCCGTGCTTGTGTTTTTCAGGCTTTGGTTTGGCTGCAGCTTTGGGAGCTTTTTTCGCGGGTGCGTCTAACTCTCTATCGCCAGATAGAGAGTTAATTAATATATCTTTATCTTTATCTTTATCTGTGCCGTTATCATGCGTTATCTCAGCGTTATCTTTCCCGTTATCATCAGCGTTATCTTTTTTGTTATCATCTGCGTTAT